ACAGTATTGAGTAGGTTAAACAGCTTCCAAAACAATGACTCTACCTGCTGTAATTTACATCTGACTAGCACATCTTTATCTATATTGCAAAAGTGATTTAGTACAGACATAAAGTATTCAAACGCTGCTGCCTGTTCACTTAGTGGTAACTCTAGCACCTGCTCACGCCATTGACCCGCTTCATGTTCTGTGGTTACTATGTGCAACCCTGTTGGCATTTCGATCTTTAGATATATACTAAACTTGTCTAGTGTTATATCCTGCCAATCTTCTGGGTAGTCATAGTGTTTGTTAGCTATCTTGATTCGTGCCATTTCCGATGTTTTCTATTTCTTCTATAATACTGATTGGTAGCTCTACACGACTTACACTTATAGATGAACCATTCAAAAATACTTCTTGACTAACATATATGGTATCTTCATCAAGCATGATAGTGCTAGACCTAATGATACTATTTTCGTTTTGGTCTATCGTTTCACGCTCGCATCTTATGTAGTCCTCGTACTCTACTAGCTCCATGCTTTTGACCTTAGATATGTTGCAGGTAAATCTATCTTAGCACCGCTTGACTCTTTGTAAGCTTGAATGCCTTTTACTGCATCTTCTTGTTCCCATTCCTCTAGACTATCCCATGCTTTTCGTGCATCTTGCTTATTGCGCTTGTAATCATACGCAGACCAAAAAGAGTTAAATCGAGCATCTAACACTGCTTTGTTCTCTTTAATTTTACGCATACCTTCAGGACTATTATCAGCTAGTACAGTGCCTTCAGTTTGCTGTGTTGGCATCTTAGCTAATGGCTGTCTGTTTGGCGTACCTTTGCCTGTTGTCATCAATTTAAACCTAGTTGGTTTGTTTTGCTTATTCAACATGTCAAGTGGCTGCTTGATCCTGTACTGTAATGCCTTAATTAGTTGCATACGCTTATGGTACTTATGTACCTTTTGGAACTCCTGCACTTTTTGCACAAGTTCATTAGCATGCTCTATAATTTCGTTGTAAGCTTGTTCTTTATCCATGATGTTTTTTATATTATTTGATTACACAATATACAAATAATTGACAAATTATCCAAACGCCTGTACATTCCTGCCTTTGCCTAGTGTCATCATTGCATAGTACCTAACAGCGTCAAAAGCATGATTAAAATCATCCATCGGCTTGTTGGTTGGTGTACCATCCGATGTCGTCAACCATTTATATTTGCGCTGTTCTTTTATTACGTTTATACTCCTAGATGTAACGCAGATAGGGTACTGTTTAATTAAGTTAATACCGTATCGTATAGAATCAGCACCTTTTTTAGTTGGCTTTACAAATAATCCTGCTCTACTTAGTTCGTCTATGCTTTTAGGTTCTGCACTATCAGCGTAGATAGGCTTATCTACCAAGTCAGTACTTTTAATTAGGTCTGCTATATTTTTGTTACTTAGGTCTGTATCGTATATCAGTTCATCTATGTAGAGTTTACCACGATGCAAGCCACAGTGTACTAATGCTGTTGGGTCGTTGGTATATCCAAAGTCAAGACCGCCTGCTGATCGTTTTAACTGCTTAGGCATTTCTTTGACAATCTCTATATTAGGGAATATCAAACCTTTGACTAGTCCATACTGACCAAGTGTATAAACTTTCCTAAGTTCGGGATCTTTGATATTAGCTATACCTTTGGCTTGCTTTTCGGGCAAAAATGGATTATCTAAGTACGTGCTAATAATCGTCTGTACTGTTTCATCCTCTATGGCTGTCTTATCTTCTAGCACTTCTTTAATCCAGATATACGGATCACTAGGATTGAAACACATAAATGTACAGAACTGTGTCCTAATCTCTAGCTGAAAATAGTCCTCGTATGTAAACTCATTGGCTTCGATCATGTACAAGAACTGCCTACGTGGTCCACGTGCTTTTTGTGGTTTATCCAATCCGAAAAACTCTACAGTACGTTTACCAAATTTAAACTCGTTGTCTTGAGCCTTATATACTACTTGACCTTTGCCAGTAGATCCAAAACGCCCCCATGCGGTTAAGATGTTCTTAAAGTCCCTAAGCCCCGACTTTTTTAATGCAGGTAATGTTTTACGAACTACACTACATACACCAGTTGGTACTATTTCGCCTTGTCTCATTTCGCCTGTTAGTAGCCACTTTGCAATTAGCTGCAAAATAGAATAAGTTTTACCACCAGAAGAGCCACCACGATTTATAATAACCTCTTTAGTCGCTAAGTAGTTTTTGAGGAATACAGGACTAACTTGTTTTTTCTTCATCTACTTGTGATCTGTTCATAATTACTTCAAACTGTATTTTCTCGCCTTCATCGTTGGTGTCATTAGCTAATGCAACACGTTGTAGTTTAGGTAACTGATACTCCAATAGTGCAACGTAAGTTTTTACACGCTCACTAGCTGATAATTCTGCAATATCTTCTTCTATGGTTTGATCTATCATAGATAAGACTTTTTCTACTCTTGCTTTTGATTCTTGTGTTTTTTTGTTTCTCAAGCCTTTTGGTCTACCTGTACCAAGCTTGTTTCCCTTTTTAAATGCCATTTAGATATGTTTTAGATTGTTTTTAAAACTGTATTGTATTGTATTATATGCTGTTTTTGCGTATATTGTCACTATTTAATTTACAAAAATAATATAAAAAATGCAAAACGAGAAAAAACAGTTAGCAGCACAAACATTTTGGAAAGCAATAGATGTAGTAGTAGATACTATTGTAGAAGTAGAAAACGCACTACAAGATAATAAGTTTAACTTTATGGAGGGCTTAGGCTTGACAGATAACGTTTTTAAGATAGCAGGCACTATTAGAACAGCCACTAAAGCAGATTGGAATGATTTTGACATCTTAGATGCTGATATAGCACTAAAGACTGAGCAGATTGTATCTAGGCTAAGAATCGAAAAACACCTAGCACACAACATTACTATGAAATCTATTAACATACTTGAGCGTATTATATCCCTAATTGCAGACTTGAAAAGTCTTTAGATTTTTGATGTTTTTTTAGTTGGACGTGTGCTTGTTGGGAAACAGGCATTCGTTTTTGTAACTAAAAAGCGTACAATTTGAATAATACGTTTATATTTAGTATCTTGTAGTATAAATATAAATAACATAATTTTTTGAGTTTAGGGGTGTTTAGCAGTGAATGCTTGACACCTTTTTTTTATTAACTAACTAAAATAATATCATGGCAGGAATAAACAATCTAGTACAATGGTCAGCAGGACCATCATCCGATCAAAGATTTTGCATGTACTCAAAAATAGACAAAAGTCTGCTACTTGGCTTTATATCTTCAAACCCTGTAGTAGCTACTGATCAAAACGGAAACAATGTAAATGTGTTCCTATACAATGTACACTGCTTAAAACGTGATAAGTTTGACAAGATACTACCTTCCGATACTTTTCAAGTGATCGCTTCAGGGCAAAGTGACTTAAACAAATGCAAAGGTATTTTGCAGTCAGCAGTATATGATAGACTATTAAAGCGTAGAGCGCAAAAACAAAGACAACAAGAACAAGAAGATGCAGACAAAGCTTAGCACAACAATGATAGATGTAGCAGGCAGTGATAAAAGTTTTTGTCTAGCTGCCTGGCAATCTACATTCAAAGAACTAAATATACAGATACCTGTGCGTGTAGAGGACAGGATAGATGCTATCTTTGACTACCTAGTTAAGACAAAGAAGAAAACACCACAAGAACTACTATCTATGCTTGCAGAACATAAGCACCACACACCTTTTGAATTTTCCTATATTCGATTTGATGTTTGTGCAGATATAGCAACACATGTACAGTGTCTAAAGCATCGCATAGGTGTAAGTATTAACACTGAGTCTGCAAGATACAAAGAGCTAGAAGATAAATTTTGCATACCTAATGATTGGTTAGGTACTGATGATATGATACTAAATAAATGGGCTATACTACTTGATCAAAGTACTAAAGAATCTCACAGGCTCTACCATAAAGCACTGAAAGAACTCAGCCCAATACTAGGACGTACACGAGCTAAAGAAAGTGCTAGATACTTTCTACCATATAATAAGATGCTTAACTATACAATGGCATTTAATATGCGTTCACTAATGCACTTTCTTAGTTTGCGCAACTCTAAACATGCGCAGCTAGAAATACGCACAATAGCACAAATGATGCTTGAGCAGGTCAGACAGTCAAATAGATTTCCACTAACATTAAAAGCATTTGGTTATGAATAGTCCCGATCACTACACAAATGAAGGCAGCAGTATTGATGTTGTTACATGGGCAAAAAGTCAAGGTTTAGATGTAGAAGGTTTTTGCAGAATCAATGCACTAAAATACTTGACTAGAGCAGGAAAGAAAAGCACAGAAACTAAGCAGGAGGATTTAATAAAAGCATTAGACTACATCTACAGAGAATTGACAGGCGAGTGGATAGATAAAGATTTAATCAAACAAAAAATAAAACAATGCCAGAAAAACACGAATTTAAGCCAGTAGAGACATTTGAAGGCTTGCAGTATAAAGTTGAACAGTGGGCAAAAGATAAAG